ATCTGCAGTAAAATTAAAATCTTTTTCAGTATGGAAACTAATACTATCTTTTGCATATACATCAATCTTGCCATTTGCAGTCATTTCAATCCACGAATTTCCACTGCCATGTGAGATATAAATTAAATCTTCACTGTTATGTAATAAAATTTGATGACCTGTTCTAGTTCTAATACGAATTAATTCATTATGTGGAATACTAACATTGCCACTTGTATCGCCCTGCTCAGGAGATACGTATTCCGGACCTGCAGCACTTGCAGGTTGCTTACGTAAAAATTTGTCATCACCGTCGTCCATTACAAACGTCGATCCGCCTAATCTGCTCACATACGCATTTTTTATAGGATGATCTTTTTTACCAATTGTACCTTGTTTTGCACCGTTCTTTTTATCTAACGGGCCAGGAGTAGAAATACCAAATACCATACTAGGTGTTTCGCGGCGTGCGCTACTGGTTGTAATTCCGCGGATATCATCTTTATCTAATCCACTGTTAATTAATACATCAGCAAATGGATGCTTTGGCTTAACAATTTTAGTAGGATCGGATGTGGTATTACCTTTATTAATTGTTTTATTATATTCTGCTACCGGCAATCTAACTTTACTATCTGCAAGATTTTGTTGTGTTGCAGCTAATCCAGGAACCATAAAGTTCATATGGTGGTCTTGCACACAGCCCATCCAATATCCACGTTTTGGATCTCCATCAATAAACACAATAACTACAGTACTACCCGGATCCGGCGGTATCATCCACATTCCGTAACTTTTTTGTGTATTATCATAGTCATTATGATCTGCATCTGCACCTAAAAAGTCAACACTAGTAACTCCATAGAACGGACTCATATATTTTACTTGATGTGTTTGACCTGACGATCCGTCGTTACCTGAACCACTTCTTAAAATTTCAACTTCTAATCCGCCCATGTATGACGAGTCTAAATGACTGATTACTTTTGCTAAAAACGGGCCTGGCTTTGAATCGCCTTCTGATGCCGGTATTGAATCTGTTGTATCGCCCATATCTTAACCTCCTGTTACAAATGTAGCAACCGAATCAAGTCCGTCACTAAGTGCGCCGCCAACTGTTTTAAGTAGTTTATCAGCTGACTTACCTAAACTGCTTGTACCAAACATGCCTACTTCTGATTCTTTTTCTTTTTCTTGTAGTGGCAATCGTTGTCCAAATAATCGCTGTTCAAACTGTCCAGTTTTAAAAGTGCTTGTAACTTGGTTAATTCTAAATAATCCACTGTATTGCATTATCGGAGTAGTTAGCTTGTCACCTGCTTGTTTTTCACCTTCAAACTGATACATTCCACTATACTGATTAAGTTCAATAGGGGTTCTAAAAATTACGCCAATATGTACTTCGCCATTCTGCCAATTAACCGAACCGTCTTTATTTAAATTTGAATATTGCGTCGGCTTTGACGTATAATTTCCCATTCCACTTTGCGCAATAAAGAACGGATCACCTACAATTTTCATATCAAGCATCATCATATCAGTGCCGCGTGTTACAGAATCATGAAACAATCTAGCCGCTGTTATAACTGGCGTATCTGAACCACCTCCGCCTAAATTAGCAGTTTTTGATTTGGTGCTGTTATAATTTACTGTATTACCGACTGCACCTTCTTCTGGTTCTTCACCTTCTGGTTTGACTATATCAGCATCATGCGGAGCTACACCCTGTTGTTCGGCTTGTTTAACGTCTTGTGAATTTTTACCAGCATCAGCTGCCATAGATACTGCAAAACTATTTTCAAGTTTAATCTCAAAATTTAACACATCAACGTTTTTACCAGTGTAAATGTATTGATATTCTTTTACAATCGTGTAATATAATATATCATATCCTTTTGGTTTAGCATTTGCTCCAGGTAATCCTGAACTGTTATGCACATTATACGGTATTACTCGATATACTAAAATTTTAGGTTGTTGCCCGGTAGATTTGTTATTTGCATCAGTCGACACGTTGTACACTTGTGTATCGATTCTCCACCACTTTACATACCCTTCTGCTGTCATTGCAGCAGGATCTAAGGCAGTCTGTGGAAAACTACTTTGTATGATTACTTGATTAATTGCATTCGGAATCGAAGTATCTTGTCTAAATCTAAAATCGTTTTCTGTTGGAACAGGTGTATTGTTTGCTCGTACATTAACTTTTAATCTTTCATCATAAACTACATCATCTTTGCCAAAGGGCGCATCGGCTTTTTTATCTTGGCCTACACCAAGCACTGCTTGTCCAATTATATTACACTTTGCAGGATCTTGCACTTGTGTGTTGTTTTTTTTACTTTTTGTTACACCAAGAATTTTGTAAATACCATCTTGAGGAGATGCACTACCAGTAGTTGCGCCTGCATCTTGTTCTGTATTAGCACTATCTGCTGCATCTTCTTCGCTATATACTTGATCCGGAAATAAGATTATTATCTCATCTGGTACTTCTACAATCTTATCTTCTTTGAGTTGTTGTAATCGTTTATTCCATACAGCTTGCAAACTATTCTCGCCAGTTTGCAATACTTCTTGAACTGAAGAACCTTTAATCGACATATCTGCTTTGAGAGTTGCATTAGTCGTTGTTAATGCAGCGTTATTCCACGCAAATACACTACATTGGTATACTGAACCAGTATGATTAACAGTCATGCTCATTTCTTGAAACTTAACAAGAATGTATCTTGATGCAGTCGGAATCAGTTGCATCATACCCATTTCGTCATTTCCGCGAAAATCAATTGTTAACAAAAATGGTGCCGACCGCCAGTTTGGATGCCCTGCTTCCCATGCTGATTGTTGACATGCAATCGAAAACAATCCCATGCTATAAGGTTCTGTTACAGTAAATGTTAAATTAGTTGTATTAGTGTTATTACTTCTTTCAAGACCTATAACACTTTCAATTACTAGATCGTCTATAAAAAAATCAAATTTTCCATAGGCAGTTTTAACTCTGTTGTTTGGATCTGAGTTAGCACCTTTACAAATTAGTCTTAAATCAGACATTTTTGATTCACCAGTATCTTTATTTTTTAATACTGATTTGTTTACCATATACGTAGTGTCTGGTGCTGCTAAATCGTCGTTAGTTATTACCGAAAACCCTATAATGTAATCATAACTTGCGTAGTCGTGTAATACATTTGGTAATGGTAGTTTAATTTGCCCAACGTCTTCAAACTTAGTTCCAATACTTTTTGCAAAATCTGAAATACTAGTTGCAATATCTGATGATGTTGCACTATTAAACATTGTTGTTGCTGAATCTGCCATATTTTATATCCCCAATGATACTTTTAATTTACTCATTTGTGGAATATATATCTGTGTTCCTGGCACAAAATCAAATATAGGATCTTGAATTACATCAAGATTCCGTTGTGTAAAAACCCACCATAATGCAGCGTCTCCATATAAATCGTACGCTAACAAATCAGGACGATGTTTATATTGGATTTCAATTGTATACAAAAAATCTACAACTTCTGCTGCTACTGGACGAATTTTTAAAATATCTAAGTACCCTTGTGTAACTGGTGTTTTAAACCAAGGACTCATGTTACTATATTTTGCTATCATATTAAATATACCCTACTGATCCATTAAGATACGATCCTGAAACAAAGTTATCTAAACTAAACTTACGAGCAGATGTTCTACTGTACATCGGAGTTAATTGAATTGTAAACGAGCTTCTAGTTGGCACATGAGCAAGACCACCACCCATTGACCCACCAATACCCATTGAGTTTGCCAGTGTAGCAACTTTACTAACACCGTCTGTTATATCAGTAATAGTATCAGTTGCTTTTTGCAGTCCAAATGCGCCGCCGACAGCTCCGGCAACATCGCCAATTCCGCTAGCTACTGCATTAACCATACCAGCAATACTTGTATGTGTACTAACCGGAATATAATCACACGTTGCATCTAATGAAGTTTGAAAACTAGTTATTACTACCGGAACGTTATTAAAAACATAACTTCCATACGCATTTAATTTTACAACCGGTGGTGGATTACCTGCTTTAGGATCATTTCCTGAAAACATTTTTGTTACTGAACGAAAATAATGTAGTGCTGCAATCCAATACAACGCTTGATCTGCATCTTCTACATTCATTGGAGCTACAATAGTAATATTACCCGGATCACTGTGCTGATATGCATTAAATTTGTAATTTGAATGAATTGGTGACATTGGTGTATAACTTGCAGCTGAATGAATACTAATGTTTGGTGTGTATGGAAATATCATACCTCCAGCATCAGCCAATGGTTTTAAAACCGGACTTCCTCTAAAACTTGGCCATGTCGGTAATGACAATCGAACACGCCAATCGTCAATTGTGTAATCTTCAAAAATTGCTTCAACGCTCATCAAATCGCCCGCAATTTCACCTAACCTAGGTAATGATGCAGATCGTATATTACCTAAAAAATTTACTGCTCCGCCTATTCCTGTTGCGCCCGCTACTGCAGCGGCTCCTGCGCCTGCCATTAATCCCATAATTACATCCTCTTATATGACATTATTTATTTGACTTTATTAAGTATAGAGTTTATAATATACAAACGTAAAAGGAGATACAAACAATGCTTACACCTAAAGTAAATTACTTAAACAACAAGGACATGCTGTTAGAAATACATAGATCAAAAAGTTCACATTGCGTCTTTACAGACCCAGCATTTCATCAATACGATTTAATTTTACCTAGTATAGATAAGATTAATATACGCACTATTGCTGAAGCTAAACGCAATCAAGCAAAAAGAATAGGCGATTTAAATTATGTAACTAGAAAAAAAGAAGGGGAAAAA